CCTCCAGCGGAGCAGACGCTAACTATACTCGAAAACTTCACTGAACTCGAAAAATCAGTGATGATCCTCCTTATGCTGGGGCTCTCAAAGGAGCAGATCTCAAGGTATAAGATGATCGAGATGCTGCGCTTGCAGCAGTTGATAAGCAACATCTCGGCTCATCCCGCCTGGGGGAACTTCATTGCTAAAGAAAAGGCTAAATGCTGACGAGAAGTACGGTCTGAGCGACGATCAGATACGCGAGGCAGAAAAGTATCTTCGCCAGCACAAGACCGCCGGTGCAATCTCTAAGCAAGAAGCCATCCCGCTTTATGAACTGTTCCTGCTTGGTTATTCTGTAGAAGACCTAAACCGCCGTTTCCCGCAGTACTCAGTGGGCAAAATAGCATTAACTGCAGCCTTAAACTTCTGGGCTAAGGATAAAGAGAAGCTAGCTAATTCCGTATATGATCGCATCAAGGCTAGAATAGTTCGTTCAACCGTGGAGCAGGTCGAGTTCTTGACTGACATGATATCTGTATCGGCCGTCGAGAACACCGAGGAGATGCGCAAATATCTTAAGGATCCAGCTAAAACTCCGATACCCCAGATGCGCATCAAGAACATCAAGGAATATCAGCAGGTCATCGAGATGCTGGCTCGGGTAACAGATTCAGTGCGGGCTTTGTCGACACCAACTGATCAAGCTAGTCCGCGTATGCTGACTAAATCAGCCAAAGTTAAAACGTTACCATCGCCAAAGACCGAGGAAGCTGTGCTGTTAGAGCAGTTAGTGACGGACTCAGAAGATGAGTAGTAAGCAGAAGATCTGCTCCGTCGACGGTTGTGGCAAACCCCTCAAATCTAGAGGATATTGCACTAACCACTATAAAAAGTTCATAGATCTACCAAAGAAAAAGGCTGAGTCAACCGCCTTAACTCAAGCTGCCAAGCAGGAACTCGCATCCAAGCGAATGAGTGAGCGCGCGTCCAAGCTAACCATGGCGCAGCTGGAGCGCATATTCCTGACCCCGTGCCGGACTGAACAGGACCTTAAGAACTACATAAAGTACTTCTTCAACCTGCATCTACCTGATAACAAGGTCTCGCGCTACGCTGACACCACGCCGTTCCACGCGATCTGGGAAGTTTATAACATTTGCGTGAACAGTGTTAATCCAGAGAATGTTCAAGAATTACTATATGTTGCAGGTCGTGGATCGGGAAAAACGCTTGGCATGGCTATCGCAGAGATGCTTGTGCTACTTCACGATCAGCGAGATGTAGTCCACGTAGGTGCGATCTTATCTCAGGCAAAGCGATGCTACGAATACCAGCAGAAGTTCCTGATGTCGGACAGGATAAAGCCATTAGTACTGCCAACAAAGACAGAAGATTCTCAGCGCATCCTAGAGAAGTTCACGATGGAGAAATCCGTCTTCAATGTAGCCAGTGAGAAGGTCACATTAGAAATTATCCCTTGTACTTTAAAGGCTTGCGTCATATCTTCATCGGAAGCTTTAGATGCGCATGGAGCGTATAAGCCGCTAGCTGATTTCAAGCCAGGTGATCTTATCAAATCAACAGAAAACTTCGTCGAGGTTCTAGAAAACACTCTAGAAGACGCCGAATGTATACGAATAGAGCTAGAAGATGGAAGAACGATCGAAGGAACCCTTGACCATAAAGTCTGGACCCAGCGCGGATGGGTTGAGCTCCAGCACCTCACAGACGATGATGACGTGCTGAGCGCGTAAGGTCTATAATAAGGCTTTCAACAAAATATTAGGTATAATGAGCTTGGAGGGTACATGGCCAAGCTCAGAACATCGGTGGATAAACTGCTTCTTATGCTAAAAGAGAAGCACGGCGACACTGTGTCGATAGACGTCGACACCTTCGTCGGGATGAACCAGAAGGCCAGGTTTATAGACGCCGCGCACGGCGAGTGGTGGGCGACACCGACCAAGGTGATCACTTGCGGTCAGCATCATCCCAACCGCAATAAGCGTCTGAGTCTGAACGAGATCCTAGATACCCTTCGTAAAACCCACGGCGGCAAGGTATCGCTGGACGTTAACTCGTACGTAACCTCCAACAAGAAAGCAAAGTTCATCGACGTAGACCACGGCGAGTGGTGGGCACCGGTATACAAGGTAGTTTTCTACGGTCAATCCCACCCTAAGCGCAAGAGCGGCAAGCTGTCAGCGGCTCGAGCTCGCACCCACACTACCGACGAGTTCAAGCTAAGGATGAGCGAGACCATAAAGGCCAAGATGCCCGAGATCGCCAAGACCAACATCGAGCGGTTCGGCGTGCCCTCGGTACTGCTGCTTCCTAGAGTTGTAGAAATCAAATCAAGCCGGTTCAAGACGCCCGAGGCGTTGGCTCGAAAAGAGGCGAACCGCGTATCTAGGCGAGCCCGGCTCAACGAGCGTCGGCGGTCCAAGCGGGTCAAATCAAAGCCTGAAGACCGCATCAAGAAGCTCCAGCTTAACGGCGTCGCCAAGGACATAGACGGTAAATCCCTCAAGGAGATCTGGGCCGCTAGTTACGCCGACAAGATCAGCTACTCGTTCGCCTGCAAGATATTCGAACGGTACGCGTGCGTGTCTGAGGCGGACTTCAAGGCTTCACTTGATCGGCACGTCAAGATGAGCGACGTCGAGACCTTGATCAGCTCCAACCCGCTCCTCAAAAGGTACGACCGCTTCCCAGCGCCTGGATGCAGCATTCGCCCAGACTTCAAGGTTAGCGATCAGCTGTTCATAAACGTCGACGGTCTTTACTGGCACTCCGAGGCCGTGGTTGGTAGACACTACCACTACCTAGCAAGGGAGAAGGCGGAAGCTTTCAACATACGGTTGCTGCAGTTTCGGGCGGATGAAGTAGTCTACAAAAGGCCGATCGTCGACTCCATGATCGCGGTAAAGGCCGGCAAAGTACAAACGAGGCTTCATGCTAGGAAGTTAAAGCTCGATGAGGTTACGGCCCTGCAAGCTAAAGAGTTCCTTCGAGCCAACCACCTCATGGGGTTCGCGTCCGCGTCTAGGTACTTCGCCTTGGTCGATGGTCTGGAGACAGGATGCCTCCTGTCTGTAAAGATCGAGGGTCGCAAAGCCAAGATCGTCAGGTTCGCGTCCGCGCTGAACACCGTGGTGGTCGGTGGGTATTCAAAGCTGCTGAAGCACGTCTTGGCCGCCGTGAATCTAGACGAGATCTACACGTTCGTCGATCTAAGGTACGGCGACGTGGGATCGCTCCAGAAGCTCGGTTTCGAGCACGTCGGTACCACGCTCGGCTGGAAATGGACGGACTACGACAAAACTTACAACCGGCTGCACTGCAGAGCCAACATGGATTCGAGACTGCTCACGCAGAAAGAGTACGCTAAGGAATTAAAACTGTATAAGATCTACGATGCCGGTCAAGCAAAGATGGTGCTTAAACTATGTCAAAGGTAAAGACGCGGACCCGCACGGGTCTAAAGCAAATAGCGAAACTCGAGGTGCGCGGATCCAGCGACCCGACAGATCCGCTGTCAAACTCGTTCGTTACCAAGGACGGCACGATCAACCACAACTGCAACGGACCACACGTGCCGCTAGTTTGCGTGGACGAGATTGATACAGTCTCCGGCGAAGGTCTCAAAGCCTACAAAGAGATCTCCGGAATGCTAGACTCCAAGCGGGGCAAGAAACCCCTTAGGGTCGGTATATCCACCCGTAAGTCGCGATATGGGCTTATGAACCAAGCCATCGAGAACGCCGAGAAGCAAGGCCGACACGTGCGTCGCTGGACCGCGTTCGAGTTCACCGAGCGATGTCCCGACTCGCGCTCCGGCACCGAAAAGCAGATCTACTACGTCGACCAGCAAGCCTTCGACGTTCGCCTTCCAGCCGACTACGCCAAGCTGGGCGACCAGAAAAAGAAGGAGTACGATCGCTACGAGATGTACTCCGGGTGCTATAAGTGCCCGCTCGCCCCGATTTGCCTAGGCGACGCGAAGAACCAGCAGTCCACCTCGCCGATGCTCAAGTCGATAGACGAGCTCGCGCAGAAGGTCTTATCTGAGGGACCAGACTGGGCGATGTCGCAGCTGATGAACCTAAAACCATCGGTCGAGGGCATCGTCTACAAGGAGTTTGAAGAGCGGTCACACGTAAAGACGTGGAACCAGATGTGGCTGACGCTGACCGGGAAGGAGTTTCCTGGTGAGTGTAACCACGACATCTTCGTCAAGAAATGCCACGACATGGGCCTTCCATCCTACGCTGGTCTTGACTTCGGCTGGTCGAACCCGCATACCTTGGTGGTCTTCTTCGTCGACTCTAAGGAGAACGTGTACGTCGTCCGCTGCGACGGCATGACCTACATCTCTAGACCAGCCTGGATGCACCACGTGAAGAACAAGTGGCACCAAGTCTACCGGGTGCAGCTATACTTCCCAGACCAGGCCGACCCCGGCGACGGCGTCGAGATGCGTAAGCTAGGTCTTCCAACGTCCACCAACACCGACAAGGGCCAGATCAACACCGGCATCCAGATCATAAAGAAGTGGTTGAAGGTGCCAGGACTCGGTGAACCCAAGATCTTCTTCGCGCAGGAAACGTGTCAGCCGATAATCAGGGAGTTCCAGCTTTACCACTACAAGGTCGACGCGTCTGGCCAGATCACAGACAATCCAGACACGGAGCATGATCACTATCTAGACGGGCTAAGGTATGGATTTAACAGTCTTTTTGGCAAAAGCGCCGTGGTACTTTCTTCGGCCGGTCTTGACTTCGATATGTCGAAGCTGGTGGACTCGACCGGTAACTTCTTCAAGCCGCCGAGCCCCGAGGAGTACGCCAAGGTCAACAACCTCTCCTTCAACCCGGAAGTCAACACCGACAAGCTAGGTAAGATAGGCAAGCTGTCCGAGATCGACGACGACGAAGACCAGGGTGCTGAAGGCGGCTTCATCTGGCACATCTAAGGCTCGGATGTATAATGATAT